GGCTTGAAAAATTACCTGAAGATGATCCAAGAAAAGAGCAAGGAATAAATGCTATGTCAGAAGCTGACACTATAGCAGCATTTAAAGAAAGTAGATTAAAAACTTTGGTAAATAAAAATGGAGTTTTACAAATACCATTAATTGGTTTTCCAAAACCAGACTTTAATGCATGGCAAGACTTTGTATTAGAGGAAGCTGTAAAAATAGCAAACAATAATGCATATGATGGTATATCTGTAGCTACAACAGAAATACAAGCAGATAGAAATACAGATAATTTAGAACAAACATTTAATTATTTAAGCTTTTATCCTTCAGTAGACCCAGTTGATATTTATAATAATTTTTCTCAAATGAATACACTTCTTGATGAATACGTACATAGCCCAACAACTTTAGCTGTTAATAAAAGAACTTTAATAGAGGAAGGTTATTTGCCTCCATTAATAGATGATGTACGAATACAACAAAGAAGTAATATCGAAGCATCATTGGCAGCAGCAGCACAATATTTTGCAGAAAAATTAGAACCTAATTCATATGAATATAATCAATACGTAACACATGTAAGAACAATAGGTATGGCAAATGCATATATAACACAAGATTTAACTATGCCTATAACTGGTTCAGATTTAGTATACAGCCATCATCCTGAAACAAATGTTAATTATTTAGGAAATAAATCAGAAGAATATAACCTTGATAAACAATTTGGTAGTTTAGAAAGTGTCTTGCCTAAAGACATGGCTGATTTAATTAAAGATCAAATAGAAAGAGGGATTAAACCACAATATAAACCTGTTGAAATAAATTTTATGACACCAGAAGAAGTAGATGGTAGAACTCTTAGCACATCAAGATTATTAAACAGAGGTGGTAGTCGTGATGCTATTGGTGCAGGATATATTAATGTTGCACAGTTAAGTCCAAATCAAACACAACAATTTTTTGCTAAATCAGGATGGGATATATATAGCAGAGATTACCCACGTAAATTACAAAAGATAATTAAAAAATTATATGGAGTAGAAGCAGAATCACAAGGTAAATCTGTTAAAGAAATTGTTGAAGAAGTTAATCCCGGAGAAAGTATTAATGATTTACAAAATAAAGACTATCATGCAAATAAATTATATGACTCACCATATGATGAGTTGATAGGTCAGGAAAAATTTACTGTAGATGAAATAATTTTTAGAACTAAATACGAAATAGAAAGAAGAAAAGGACTTCCATTACTTTTAGATAGTGCTTTTAGAAGTGATAGAGCAAAGAAAACTGCTCAAACACATGTAAGTAGATTTAATGTTCCTGTTCTTAAATTTGAAACTACTAATCAAGAACAAACAAGTCCATCTTATAAATACTCTAGCACACCATCTGATGCACAAAGAGCCGGCATATGGAAAAGATCAATAGATTTCTTAGGCAACATTGCAAGTAGTAAATACTTTAGTGGATTAGGCGCAGTACCACAGATCAAAGAGTTTATGACATTAAGGTATAAAACTTTTGGTCAGATAGCTAAAGCAGAACAAACAGCTAGGGATTTATACAATGATCTTGGTCCATACTTAAATCCTTTAAAGACAGATAGAAGTGAAGCTGTGTTTCAACAAAACAGAAGGGAGTTTACTAAGTACATGGAGGGTGGAAAAGATATTAGTCCTGAAATAATTACTGATGAAGGTCTTAGAAAGGTTGCTGTTAAATCAAAAACTGCTATAGATAGAATAGGTAGATTGTTAGTTCAAAAAGGTTTATTACCTAAAGCTAAGTATGAAGAAATGGAAGGATCATATTTAGCTAGGCTTTATTTAAAGCATGTACTTAATTATCCTAATGGACAACCGCTATCTTATTTAAAGAAAAGAAAAGATTTAAGTGATGAAACTAAAGTAATATTAGGAGATATAGCTGAACTATCACCAGAATATAGAGTTCTGCATAGTTTAAATAGACCTTTACGTGACATGGCTATATTAGATTTCTTTAACCAAGTTTCACAGAACCAGAATTGGGCATTGCGTGATGGCGATATGCTTGTAGATTTTGAACAAGGCGGAGAGGTTAAAAAGGTTAGCGCACTTTGGTTAATGGATGAATCAAAAAGATTAAGAGAACAAGCAGATTATTTTAGGTTATCAGAACCTGACCAAGCTAAACAAATGGATAGTCTTGCAAAACAATATGAACAGTTAGCTGCTCCTGTATTAGAAAGTATTGGATATGGAGAAGATAATCCTACTGATGATAGGTTTAGAAGGCTACCTAAAACTAAAAAATATGGAATGCTTAAAGGTGTTGCTGTAAGAAAAGAAATATATGATGACGTAGTAGGAACTTTTACTTTAGGTAATACAGACAACGCATATAACAGAGCAATAGCTACTATGCAAAAAGGTACTAGCATATGGAAGCTTTTAAAAGTACCGCTGAACCCGCCAACTGTAGTACGTAACGTTGGTTCTAACATGATACTTATGAATCTTGTAGGTGGTATACCAATACATAAAGTATTGCCACGTATGCATCAAGCTATAAAACAAATACAAAATAATGGTAAGTATTGGAAGATAGCACAAGACTTTGGTATTAAATCAACGGGATTTAGTGAGCAAGAAATGTATAGAGTTAGTGAAGAATGGATTGATTTACTTCAAGAACAACATGCATTAGGTGATGTTACTCGTTTCTTTGCTATGCCTAAAATATTAATAAATAAAATATTTAAAAAGGCTGGGGACGTATATCAATTTACAGAGTCAGTAGGTAAAACTGCCATCATAATAGATGCTATGGAAAGACAAGGCATGTCGGATATAGATGCATTTATGCTGGCACAGAAATCTTTATTTGATTATTCAGATGTGCCTGAAGCTGGTAGACAATTCAGAAAAGCACCAATAGGTATGCCATTTTTTACCTTCTATTACAAAGCCTTACCCGCTTTAATAGAAACTGCTATTAATCATCCTATAAGATTTGCACCATACGTAGCATTATCTGCTGGATTAACTGCACTATCTGCATATGCTTTTGGATTTGAAGATGATGAAGAAGAAAAGCTACAAAAAGGTTTAGAGCCTTGGTTAGAAAAAAGAACAGGTGTGTATGTATTGCCTTGGAAAGATAGCGATGGGAGATACCAGTTCTTAGATATAGGATATTTCTTTCCTTGGACTATGTATACAGACTTAATTAAAAATGTTGGAGATGGTGATTTCTTTGAAGCACAAAGAACAACAGGATTATTTTCAGGTCCATTTGCTGATATATTCTTAGCAATAAAAACAAACAAAGACCCGTTTACACAAAGAACTATATGGGATGAACGTGATCCAGTTGAAGATAGAATACAAAACATTATGTGGTATATGTATAGTTTAGGTATGCCATCATGGTTAACACCGAATGGCGCTATAAGTAAAACAACAAAAGCATTGCAAGATATACCTAGACCTACAGGCGCACCAGCAGATACAGTACCTCAAGCATTAATGAGATTTCTTGGTGTAAACGTTTATGGGTTAGATGTTAAAGACACTAGGATAAGAAATATAAAACGTATGAGACAAGACATATTAGATATACAACAAAGGTTTAAGTATGCAATGGCTAATAAATCTTATTCTGAAAAAAAGAAAGAAAGATTAAGAGTAAGATACATGCAAATGATTAAAGAAAAGGTAGACTTATTACAACAGTATAAAATAGATACATCAATACCAAGACACATATTAGAAAGGGAGAGTAAATTTCAAGATGGATAGAGAAAAATTAGTTAAAGAATTAATACTTGATGAAGGATACAAGTATGAAATATACGAAGATCATTTAGGTTATGCCACTTTAGGTGTAGGACATTTGATATTAGATACAGACCCAGAGTTTGGTAAACCACTTGGAACTCCTGTATCAGAGGAAAGAATATTAGAATGTTTAAACAATGACATAGATATAGTGTGTCGTGAGTTAGATAAAAACATGCCTTGGTGGAAAGACTTAGATGATAATAAGATGCGTGTGTTAGCCAACATGAGTTTCAATTTAGGTATGCCTAGATTAAGTGGCTTTAAAAACTTTCTTGGTGCATTGGAGTCAGGTGATTATGAAAAAGCTGCTGTTGAAATGATGGACAGTAAATGGGCAACTCAAGTAGGAGACAGAGCAAAAAGACTTAGAGATAGAGTCTTAGCATAATGGAGTTCTTTGATCTAATTGCAGAAGTAGGGTTGCCTATAGCAAGCGGATTGATAATGGCTTTCTTTATATTCTTAGTTATGAAACAACTAATGGATGGATTAGTTGATGAAATTAAAACCATAGAAGGTATATCTAAGATGCTTATAACAAGAGCATCAACAATGAACAACGATATAATTCGTATAGATACTAGCGTATCAAGCGCATTAAATTTATCGCCTGACTTAGAACGTATAGCTAGGGCAGAAAATTTTGTAGAAGATGGCAGTATTGATGCTCGAAGGGACTAATGGATATAGCACAACTAATAGCAGACTTTGGTTTTCCTGTGGTTATGGTAGTAGGATTAGGATATTTTGTTTATTTTGTTTGGCAAACTATTACTAATAAAATTGATCCAGCAGTAGAACAAATGAAAACTACTATTATTAGATTAACAGATCAACTTAGATTGTTAGATCAAGATATGATAAGACTACAACAGAAAGTTAATACAGTATTAGAAATAAAAGAACAAGATGAAAAAGAAAAAAGAAAAAAGACCTGACGATATATTGTTTGTATCAGCAATGTCTATTGCTTTGGTTGTTATGTTAGTCATAGCTTTCTTTACTAATGATGTTAAGAGTTCTCCAATAGTCCATGAGTTTAAAAATCCTAGCTTTAATGGTGCTAATACATCTGCACATTATTTAACTATAGACGAACAAGAAACTAAAAGACGTGATGAACTAGCAGAAAAAATCCAATCAGAGTTAGAAGAAATAGAAAGAGAGATAGAGAACAGCACACTTAATAAATTCTTAAACAACTTACAAAGTCGTATCTTTAGTAATCTTAGTAGAGATATATCAGATATGTTGTTTGATGAAGATGGTGGTACTGGAGGATCAATAGAATTAGAAGGTAATACAATTACATTTTCTAATGATGGAGAATATATAACGCTTACTGTAATTGCAGAAGATGGGTCTATAACTGAGATAGTAATTCCTATTGGAATTTTTGGAATATGCACAACAGACTGTGGTATATAGTAATTTGTTACATGCTTACAGGATGTGCAAGCTTTGCACCTGTAGGACATAACGATTGTATTGAATTATTAACTTGCCCAGAAGAAGCTAGAATAGAAAGAACAACTTTAAAAAAGTTATTAGATTTACCTAAACCAAATCAAAAAGCAGTAATAGCAATATATGGTTTTGATGATCTAACAGGACAAAGAAAACCATCAGATAAGATGGCTTTGTTTTCAACTGCTGTAACGCAAGGAGCAGAAAATTATTTAATTGATGCACTTAGAAATGCTGGTAATGGAGAGTGGTTTGTTGTGGTAGAACGAATTGGTCTTGACCATCTAACAAAAGAACGACAGTTGATTAAATCTACAAGAGAAACTTATGATGGAAAGGGTGCAAATAAATTAAAACCTATTCTATTTGCGGGTATAATCTTAGAGGGTGGTATTGTTTCTTACGAGTCTGATATACAAACTGGTGGAAATGGTGCTAGATATTTGGGTATTGGTAATACCAACCAATATCGAAAGGATGATGTAACTATATCTGTTAGGGCGGTATTAGTTCAGACAGGTGAAGTTATGTTAAATGTTATTGTAAGCAAAACAATATTAAGTGCTGGTGTAAGTCGTGATGTATTTAGATTTATTGAAGAAGGAACTGAATTAGTAGAAATAGAAACAGGCTACACAGATACTGAAGCAACAGGATATGCTATTAGATCAGCTATTGAGACCGCAGTATATGCTTTAGTAATGGATGGTTTAGAAAAACAATTATGGGATTTTGATTATTCGAAATTAAACGAGAAAGAAAATTAAAAAAAGGGAAGATATAAAACCTTCCCCTTTTACGTGTTTAACTAGCCTTTTAATTAGCATACTAGGCAAACAGTATGTTTTTTAACAATATAAATCCCAAGGAGGTAAATTTATACAAAATATATTGTATACTATTTTAACTTATTCGCAATAAAGCGAGGGGGAAAAATGAAAAATCTATTAAAGTTATTATTAATCTGCTTTATGTCATTTACATATGCGGGTAATAATGACATCTACTTAACACAGTCGGGTGGTGGTGCTTTTAATTTAACCATAGATCAAATTGGTAACACTAACAAGGTTGGTACTACAGGTACTAGGTCTACTTTTGCGGGTGCATCTATTACTGCTGATATAAAACAACAAGGTAATACAAATACTTTAGCTAATTCTATTGCTCAAGCTGGAAGTTCTAGTTGGACCATGTATCAGATAGGTGATTCCAATACGTCAACAATTACAGCCGGTGGTTCAGGAGCAGTAACTTCTTCTGACTTTGATTATAGTGCTACAGGTAATACCAACGTATTAACTTGGTTGCAAGGTAGTTCAAGTGCAGCAACAGGTGGAAACTTTGATGCTGTTATAACTGGTAACACTAATGATTTAAACATTAGAAGTGAAGTTATAGGTGCAGTTAATAACTGGACTATTGATGGAAACTCAAACGACATTGATGTAACTCAAATTGGAACTGACGATAAAAGCATAACAGTTAGTCTAGTTGGAGATAGTAATGATGTAGATATTGACCAAACAACAAGTGCATCAGGTGTAACGGATACTATAAATTTAGTTGCTGCTTCAACAAGCGGTACTATTAATATAGACCAATGCACTACTGGTTGTTAATAGGTTTATTATCTAGTTCTTTATACGCAGATATAGGTTCTATATCTGAACTACGTGGCAATGGAGAAGTGTTGCGCAGTACAAATGGAGATAAGCTTTTAGCTGAATTGTCTCTAGGCATACTTAGTAATGATGATGTGCGAACAGGTAATGGTCGTATGGCTATACAGTTTGTAGATGATTCAATTATTAAACTAACCGAACACTCTAAGATAGTTGTAGATGAATACATCTATGACCCCAATCCATCTAAGAGTAAGCTTGCTTTAAGCATGGCTAGTGGAACAGCTAGGTTTATTACAGGTAAGCTAGGCAAGATAGATAAAAAGAATATATCTATTAAGACTCCTAGTGCAGACATATCTATTCGTGGTACAGATTTTACTACAACAGTAGATGAAATAGGTCGCAGTTTAATTATTCTTTTACCTAATGAAGATGGCACAACTTCAGGAGAAATTACAGTTGAGACCGCAGCTGGTATAGAAATCCTAAATAAACCCTTTCAAGCTACGATGGTGAGCGTTTCTGAAGCACCCCCTACCCGACCAGTCACTTTAATAAATATGACGTTAGGATTGATTAATAACCTTTTAATAGTAAATCCTCCTGATGAAGTACAAGAAGCAGTTGACGAACAGAATACTAAAAGCACTAATGTTTTAGACATAGACTTGTTAGAAGAAAACTTTGATGAAGATGAACTAAAAGAAGATGAACTAGAAATAGATAGACTTTCTATAGATTTATTAAGTGTAGATTTTTTAATAGATTTATTAGCTTTTATAGAGGGAGAAGAAGAAACATCTAAGATAGGTGACATAACTATAGAAGGTATAGTTGCTGGTTATGATGCAAAAGCACAGATATATTCTTTTGTAGATGGAGAAATGCTTACATTTTTTAGAAGTGTAGAGAATACAATAGACTTACAAATAGAAAAAAGAAGTGCGTATAATATTCAGATACTATCTGCTGGTAAGTTTATTGATATAACAGTTAATGGAGGTGGTGATGGTACGATTATTATTAATCAGTCTGATTAGTTTCCCACTAATGGCGGGGAACAATGCAATTACTATTCAGCAAAAAGGGGATGATTCTGTTATTAATATTAAACAAGTAGGCTATACAAACAACGCCACAGTTTACTGCGGTTTAAGCAACGGAGTATATCAAACCCATACTTGCACTAGAGCGACTATTAATTTAACCACCACAGGCTCTGGAAATACGACTAAGGCATACTCTCAATGGTCTAATCATAGCGATAATAACTTTACAATTACTCAAACAGGGGATAATAATTATGGGTATCTTGATTTAGATCAAGATGATAACACCGCAGTTATAACACAAAATGGGGATAGTAATCATGGGGAGATACTTATGGCGGGGGATGACACGTCTTATACTATTACTCAAACAGGTAATAATAAATACGCTAAGATACTTGCGTTTGGTGATGATGCTACTAGCACGATTACGCAATCGGGTACAGGACAGCACAATGGATACATTTATAATTATAATTACGCTGATGGTAACACTAGCACTATCACTCAGTCAGGGTCTGGTAGCCACGATGCCGATATATTCTGGTATTATGACGCTGATGATGGAACGGCTTCAATAAATCAATCAGGTTCTGGAGATCACACAGCACGTTTAAACTTTTATACAGACGATTACAATGTAGCTGTTACACAAAGCGGTAGTAATGATAAGTCTTTTACTGCGACTTACAATTGTGTAACTAACTGCACTAAGACTGTAACCATTACTCAATATGATTAAAAGGTTAATACCTATAGTTCTTTTAGTTCTATTAAGTATGCCTTTAGTTATAGATAATGTTCCACGTGAGACATTAAAACTTAAAACGTTTGATGCATTAGTACCTGAACAACAACCTTCAGGATACTTTACTATCCTTAATATTACTGAAGATAATATAACTGCTGAAGGTGGTTATCCTTTGCCAAGACAACGGCTTGCTG